ATGATTTAGTTCGTGCTAACTATATCAGAAATTCTGAATCTGGAGGACCTGGATATCAATATAATGCACCTTATAATACCTTCACTGGTATGTGCATGGCCACTTTAGTGGGCGCATTTGCTCGTCCTACTATTATTGGTATTCATTTACGTGGCGTCACTGGAAATTCTAGTGGCAAAGCGTTGCACATTACACGCCTCGAATTAAATGAGGCTGTCCATGCTGCTCACAAAGAATGGAAGGGTACTTTCCCTTGCCATGTGAATGGCACTTTTCCAGTCACTAAATATGATAAACAAGTTGTCATCAATCAAGATGTACATCCCAAATCACCACTTAATTATCTTCCTTTAGGAAGTAATGTTGAGTATGTGGGACAAAATAATCAACGTGTTACTCATACTAAGAGTTCTGTTATTCCTACCCCTATTTCTGATATTGTTGAAGAAGTAACTGGAGTACAGAGTGATTTCGGACCACCGAAATTTCACTCTTGGAAGATGTGGCAAGAATCTTTAACGCACTCTGCTAATCCAAGTGCTGGTGTTGAACCATCTCTTGTAGATAGTGCTGTACAAGATTATTGTAATGGACTAACTGAAGTTCTTCTCAAGGATGAATTTAAAGCTATGGTATTCAGTGAATTGAAACCTCTTGACGACATGCAAAGTTTGTGTGGAGTTGATGGAAAAAGATTTATTGATGCTATTCCTAAAAATACTTCTAAAGGCTTTCCTCTTTCTGGCCCTAAAAGCGATTGTATTCGCTTGCTAGATCCTGAGGACTATCCCGACCATATGTGTCCCGCTGAATGCGATGAGGAAATTATGGAAGAGTTTAGAAAAATGGAAAAGTTGCTTGCTAAAGGCGAGCGTTGCTATGCTATTTTCAAAGCCTGTGTTAAGGATGAGCCTACAAAGATAGGCAAGGAGAAAGTACGTGTGTTTCAAGCATGTGAATTTGCTTTCCAATTGCTAATCCGGAAATACTTCCTACCTATTGCTCGTATTATGTCAATGTTCCCATTGGTATCCGAGTGTGCAGTAGGAGTAAATGCTCAAGGTCCAGAATGGGACCAACTCGCTAAGCATATGTTAAAATTCGGTTCTGACCGAGTGTTTGCTGGAGATTACAGTAAGTATGATTTAAGGAT